ATTTGAGCCTTTCACGGGAACTGGCACAACGCTCATCGCCTGCGAGCGCCTCAACCGCAAGTGCAGAGCCGTCGAAATCTCACCGGCATATTGTGCGTTGGCGATCCAGCGGTGGCATGATATGACCGGAGAGATGCCGGAATTGATAGACCAGTAATACAGGTAGTAACAGGTGGCTAATAGACCAGGCACGTTCAAGAAGGGAGATCCAAGAATAAACCGCAAAGGCAGACCAAAATCATTCGATGCCTTGCGGGAATTGGCGCGCCTGATCGCACATGAGAAAGCGAAAGCCAAGGGCGAAGATATTGTCATTGAAGGCAAAATAGTGACTGTGACAGAAATGATATTAAGACAATGGGCGAGCAGTAAAAATCCACAGTTACAGAAATCGTTCTTAGAAATCGCTTATGGCAAGGTTCCAGATATACATGAAGTTAGCGCCAATATAGGCATGACGGTGGATTGGGATGCAGCAGACGATAACGATTAGTGCCAAGCCGCACCCAGGGCAGGCGTCGGTTCATAACCACCCGGCACGATTCAAAGTTCTAGCAGCGGGGCGGAGATGGGGCAAGACGCGCCTCGGTGTCAATGAGTGCCTGGACGTTGCATCCAAGGGAGGCAGGGCGTGGTGGGTATCCCCATCGTATAAGACCGCTAACGTAGGATGGCGACCACTCCGCAGGATGGGAGCGAAGATCGGAGCCGAAGTTCGCAAGGTGGACCGCCAGATCATATTACCAACGGGTGGCGAGGTGACGGTGCGCTCCGCTGACGATCCAGACAGCCTGCGTGGTGAAGGTCTCGACTTCGTGGTTATGGATGAGTGCGCCTTCATGCAAGAGAACGCCTGGATCGAAGCATTACGACCGGCATTGTCCGACCGCCAGGGTCGGGCGATGTTCATATCTACTCCGAAGGGGCGGAACTGGTTCTGGCGTATCTGGCAGCGTGGATTGGATGATGGTGAGTATCACTCATGGCAGTTGCCGACCAGCGACAATCCATATATCGCACCGGAGGAGATCGAAGCGGCGCGTGAGAGTTTGCCGGAACTGACGTTTGAGCAAGAATATCTGGCGGTGTTCCTGGAACATGAGGGAGCGGTATTCCGCAATATATCAGCATGTCTCGGAGCGCAAATAGTAACGCCAGACGACCATAGTAACCACCGCATCATCGTGGGCGTGGATTGGGGCAAGCAAGCCGACTTCACGGCGATATCAGTCGGCTGTGCCGATTGCCATGTTGAGCTGGCGATTGACCGCTTCAACCAGATCGACTACGCCTTCCAGCGGAAACGGTTGCAAGCGTTAGCGGAGAAGTGGAGCGCCACCCAGATCCAGGCAGAGAGCAATGCCATGGGTGAACCCGTGATCGAAGAGCTGGTCCGCTCAGGGTTACCGGTTCGAGGCTTCGCAACCACAGCCCAGAGCAAGCCTCCGCTCATCGAGAACTTGGCGCTGGTGTTCGAGCGTGAGGAGTGGCAGTTCATCAACGATCCGGTGTGGACCGCAGAGCTGGAAGCATACGAGCGCAAAGTTTCACCGGTCACAGGGCGCAGCCAGTACAGCGCACCAGAAGGGATGCACGACGATACGGTGATTGCACGGGCGTTGATGGTGAACGCTGCATCGGTTTGGTATTTTAGTTAATTTATGAGGTGAAAGATGGCAACATTATCGAGTACAGACATTGATGAGGTATGGGAACAGTTAATGAGCGAGTTCTCGGCAATCAGAACGCTGGTGCCGATCAATAAGAACCAATTCCGAACTGGGCTGGTTCAGATTGACAGCGAGCTGGAAGATGCCGAACTGACCATATTTCAGAATATAACCGATTCCGAGGTTCGGGTATGGTTGCAAACCAACCAGCCGCTCGGTAGATTATGCGTTGAGCGCATTGAGCGCAAACGCAAGGAGGTATTGTAATGGCATCAGGCGACACACTCTTAGTCTATTCTCCGCTGAATAATGAACCGCCAGCGACGAACTATGCGACGTTTGACACTCGCAATTCGCACCCAGTCTTAGACTTCGACGCGACGACAAATGAGGATGCAGTATTCACGGGCATCATGCCTCAGAACTATGCACAAACAACGGGCGTGACGGTTTATATCCATTATGCGATGAGTTCAGCCGAAGCGAACACCGTCGATTGGGATGCTGCTTTCGAGTTGATTGGCGACCAGGATCAAGATTTGGATGCCGATGGGTTCGCAGCGGTGAATAGCGTCGATGATACAACCGTTCCAGGCACATCAGGACTTGTAGATATTGTCTCGATTGCGTTTACGGATGGCGAAGATATGGACAGCGTTCTTCCAGGCGATTCATTCAGGCTCAAAATAACCCGTGATGCAGCATCGGATGATGCAACGGGGGACGCTGAACTGGTGATGGTTGAAATTCGTGAAACGTAAGGCGACATAATGGCTCGTCTTTTTGATGATGCTTCAACACAATATTTATATACAGATCAATCTACAATAGTAGATTATCCATTTACGTTAGCATGTTGGGTTAATACCGACCAAGATGCACAATCACAGACTGGCATATCAATAGTCGATCAATCTGTTACTAATATATATGCGTATATTGGCATTGATACAGATAGAAAAATAAGAGCAATATGCAGGGATGCAGTAGCTGGAACAAAAAGCGCAATCACGGCTGGTGCTATATCATTAAATACTTGGGGACATATTGCAGGGACATTTGCAAATTCAACAAGTAGATATGCTTACCTTAATGGTAGTGCAAGTAACCAAAATACAGATAGCGTAACATTATCTGGTATAGACAGATTAGGAATTGGAGCATGTGTAGATAACTCAGTATCGACATGGTGGTCAGGCATGATTGCAGAAGTAGCAATCTGGAACGTTGCTCTTACCGATGCCGAGGTTGCTGTACTTGCAACTGGTATCAAACCAACATCAGTAAGACCAGAAAGCCTTGTATTCTATGCTCCGCTATGGCGTGATGAAGATGAGGACTTTGTTGGTGGATTATCGCTAACACCAGTCAATACACCAACCATCGGAGCGCATCCCAGGGTATTCTATTCGGCAGTACCAATAATCAGACCAGCACCACAGGCGGGGGAATCAGCATCGGTCAGTCCTTCGGTCTCGCCCAGCGTCAGCCCTTCGGTTTCCGCTTCAATCAGTCCGTCAGCCTCCGAAAGTGCGTCAATCAGCCCCTCAAGTTCGGAAAGCGCCTCAATCTCACCAAGCGCCAGTTTATCAGCCTCCGCAGCGGCACCCATCGAGGGCGAAGTGGTTTGGGGGCATCATACCGACGTTCTGGAAATCAACGACCGCAATTTCACCGGCAACTGGACCGGAACGGGCGCAATCGAAGGCGATGCTGGCACCGATGCGGAGCGGATCGAGTTCGATAATCCTGGCGAGTACATGATAAGCGAGGTAGTCAATACTGGGGCGAGCGTGACGGTCACGCTATTGCAGAACGAGTATCTGGCAGGCGATAATGTGAACCTGGATTATCGGCATGGCGACAGCGTTGCCAACTGTGAAGCGGCGGGGTGGAACGATTATGTTGCACCGTTTGAGAGCCTGGGTTATGTCCAGGTCAGGGTAACGAGTTTGCTATGAACTGGATCATATTCTACGATGTCGATGTATATCACAGCGACCATGATGTTCTGCATATGGATGCGCCGGTATTCGGGGTCCAGGTGATAGTAGAGCGTGACAAAGATCATGGATGGCGCTCCGAAGTCGGATTTGATTATTACTGCTGGCACGATATCGGGAATGGATATGAGTGGGTCGGGATGGACCATATTGGATATATTGATTATATGGCGATGCCTGGGATGAAGCGGGTACTATTCGGGCGCAAACTATCAACCGAGAAGTTTGGCGAGATATTCAGGGTTGCGAAGATAGCGGCGACCAAAGCCTGGGGCAATAAAACGGCATACGGCAATCGGGAGCGGCGTTGTGAATGAGTTGATTGAGTCACATCGTAGCGCCTGGATTCTGATCGGCAACTGGTGGTACAACACCGTGACCGGGAAAGTAATCGCGCCTATCTCCGGTGGCACCTTCGCCAATACCACCCAGGAAGATTTCTGGTTCCGCAACGATGATGGCAGCCTGACCACAGCGACTTATATTGATAACCAGAATGACAATGTAACCGTTGATGCGTTTACCAAGTTCCGAATCCGTATTATCTCCGAAGAAAACAATAGCAAAGATTCAATCATAGCGTACCAGCTTTATGCTCAGAAGAATGGGGCTGGTGGTTATACGGCGGTCACAACCACAAGAGCGGATGGGCTTCAATACGTCAATGATGATAACTCGATTGCTGATGGCTCAGCGATTGGAACTGCGGACTTCGATCTATCCTGGGGTGGCAATCCAGATGCAGGCGGCGGCGAATATGACGATGCTCAAACGACGGTCGGCACCAGTACGCTTACGCTTAACAACTCTTATGTTGAACTTGAGTTCTGTTTATGGATGGACGCCAACGATGCAACCATCAATCCAGGCGATTACTGGGATCTAAGATTATATTCAACGGGTGGAACGCAACTCGATGGTTATAACCGCACTCCGAGGGTAACTGCTGGTGCGGTTCCGAGTTCGTCAGTCAGTCC